TAAACAAAGCCGCATTAACTACGGTAGACGTGCGGTTGTTTTCTTTGCGGTGCTGATGATGATGTTTTCAATAGCTGGAATGGTGGAGGTTTAATGTGACTTTTTTTGATGATGAAAATGTATCAAGTGAATATGTACAGGATATGAGATTGAGGGATTACTTTGCGGCTAAAGCATTGGCAGGCATGTTGGCCGATTCAACACTATACGCAACACCTGATGAATTTGCAGAAAGGTCTTATCAATTGGCAGATGCAATGCTTAAAGCGAGAGGGGAATAATTTTGGACGAAAGTGGATTAGGTGAAGACTTCACAGAAGACGAGAAAATAGGCGCGTTTATTGTGTTGGCTTGCATATTGTGTGCAATCGGTTTTGTAGCATTTTTTATATGGGGGCTGTGATGATTAACTTTATTAAACGCTTATTAACTCGAAATAAACCTGATAGAAAATCTGTGATTATGGCTAGTATATTCTCACAAGGTTATTACAGGTATGACAATATTTGGTGGCAATGATGGCTAACGATTTTTATATTCCTGACTTTGGTGATGACCAGCAGCAAGCGCTTGAGGATATGGAATTGTATTACTACGAACAGCAAGTTAAAGCTCAAATTGAGCATGAAGCCTATTTAATCGCTTTATCAAAAGGAGATGAACATGGAAGATTCTGATAAATACGAGGCGCTAATAAGACCGTTTGAGCCGAATAAATTATCTTGGCGTGTTGGTGCTACCAGTAAAGATAAAACATCAGCTATAGCGCTTGCTTACATTGATGCAAGAGATGTTATGCAAAGGCTTGACGATGTGTTTGGTTTAAATTGGCAATGCAGATACTCACATGCAGAAACTAAGACAATTTGCGATATAGGCGTCCTTATAAATGGCGCATGGATATGGCGTTCTGGCGGGGCTGGTGACACAGACATTGAAGCAGAAAAAGGCGCAATTAGTGATGCTTTTAAACGTGCGGCTGTGCTTTTTGGCGTAGGCAGATATTTATATAATTTGCCTAATAAATGGGTGGCAATTGATGATTATAAAAAGTTAAAAGAAACGCCAGAATTGCCAAGATGGGCAACACCAGAAGGCTATGATGCAATCATGGAAAAACGCAAATTAACACTTATTAAAACAGAAAAGGCAGCATAAAAATGGCACAAGAATATGACAACAACAATCGCGGTTCTATTTGGAAAAATGACAAAAAAGAAACCGAAAATCACCCAGACTTTACAGGCTCATTAAATGTTAATGGCGTTGATTTTTGGGTGAGTGCATGGAAGCGTAAACCTGATGCTAGCGAAAAAGCACCAGCGCTATCTTTTACGGTTAAACCAAAAGATGAGCTAAAGAGTAAGACGCCGCAAACTATGACTATAAATCAAACCAGACAAGGCTTTGACGACAGCGAAGACATCCCTTTTTAACAACCATCCGCGCAGCTTATGCGTAAGTCGCGGGAAGGATTAATGATGACAAGTTTATACAACCTCGTGGGTGAAAGATTAGCACTGCAAAACAAGCTAGAATCGCTTGACCTTGACGCAGGTGTTATTGCCGATACGCTTGAAGGCGATAGCCCCGCCATACAGGCAAAAATTGAATCGTATTGTTATGTAATCCTCAATATGGAAACAATACCTGACGCTATAGAGGCGGAAGAAAAACGCCTCGCTGAACGCAGAAAAGCTTATAAAAAGCGCATTGAAAGTATTAAGGAATGGCTAAGAACCAATATGCAAATGGCAGGTATTAGCAAGATTGAATCGCCAGTGTTTACGGTAGCTTTGCAGAATAACCCACCTGCGGTAGTTATTGATGACGCTAGCCTAATACCTGCTGACTATATGCGTGCACCTGATGCGCCACCGCCTGCGCCTGATAAAGCATTAATCAAGCAAGCTATCAATGATGGATTTGAAGTGGCAGGCGCACGTTTGCAGACCATTCAAAGATTAGTAATTAAATAATTTAAAGGATAAACAAAATGCACGCACAACTAATTAACTTTACCCCTGAAATGTCAGCTCGTTATTTAGAGCGTAATCAGAACAACCGAAAAGTAACCGAAAAGAATGTGCTAAAAATAGCCAGTGACTTATCAAACGGCGCTTGGGTTGTAAATGGCGAAACAATTAAAATAGCCATCAACGGCAATGTAATTGATGGTCAACATCGGTTTATTGCATCGGTTCGCACTGGTTTACCTTTTCAATCTTTTGCCATATTTGATTTGCCGCCAGAAGTGTTCCCAACCGTTGATGTTGGCACTAAAAGAACCGCCGCAGATGTTCTATCAATTAGCGAAATTCCGAACGCGACTAATATTGCATCAATTATTAAATTTTACATTGAGGCTAAGACATCAAAGAGTTTTGCACAAAACGCAATCCCGCCAACAAATGAACAGATTTTAAATGAATATTTAACCTCGCCTTTCTTGTATCAAAAGTTAAGCAACTCTTTTTCTTCAATTAAAAAGTTTATCAATACGCCGTTTATGGCAATTTGTAAATCGGCCATTGAAATGTACGGCGACCACTGGTTTGATGATTGCGTCACTAAAATTAAAACAGGCCAAAACCTTGAGTATGGCGACCCTTGCCTAACCTTGCGCGAATGGGCAACATCAAATAAAGGCGCTCGCACGCGCCCAGAAATCCGCTCTGCTTACGTTAAGTTAATCAAAGCTATGGCGACAAACTCTAAACTAAAAGTTGTTCGGTACAGCAAAACAGAACCATTCCCAACTTTAAATTAAAAGATAAACCATGAAAACAATGGTATTAAATAAGGACTAGATATGAAAACAATTTTAGAGATTGCTAAAAAATGTGGTGCAAATAACATTGAGCAATATAACGAGTATTGGCTTGAAAAAGGTAGTATTGTATTTGATAACGAGGCCCAACTAACCGCCACTATTGATTTGTGGAATAGGCAGAATAGTGAGCCAGTTGGGCAAGCAATGGAGTCGCTAGACAAAGAATATACGATAGCAACATTTAACTCCGATTTAGTGCCTTTAGGTACTAATCTATTCACAGCACCACCACAACCGCAAACAGTACGTGAAGCGCTGGAAATGGCGGCTCAAGTTTGTGCAGAACTAGGAGAAAAGCATCACACTCTTGCAAAAGACAATCAAAATCACATGTATATTTCGGGAGGCTGTGATGCTTGTGACTATGCTATCTGCGACCTAATAGACCAGCCACAACCGCCAGCGAAAGGGTGAGTATGACATACGCTATGCTTTTTTTGGTTATTTCGGCAAATATTATGATAGCGCCAAATTTATCAGTAAAATTTAGAACAGTTTTAGCTGCGATTTATTTAATTTTAGCGATTGTATTGTTGGTTTTAAGTTTAGTGGCGAAAGGATAAAAAATGACCGATAAAATGAGAGAAATAGCAAAGAATGAATCTTGGGAACGCTTGAAGTTTGAAAGCGAAAGCGGAAGTTTTTGGGATGTAGACGGATTTGAAATGTTTGACGCTGGATACGATGCCGCCACCGAAGAAAACACCGCTAAAATCGCGCAGATGCAGGCTAGGTTTGATGAATTGGTGAATGCTTTACATATAGCAAAATCAGAGCTTGAAATACAAGGCTGTGCAGATTTAGAAAGTAACGATGTTGGATTTATAAACTACACCACAGTTATAAAAGCTATCGCAAAAGTTAAGGATGTGAAATGAATGAATTAACCATAGCATTAAAAGCTGTGCAACTTTACGCTGAAATGCACCCTAGGCCAGAACACGTAAACCAAGTACAAGCGGCGGAGTTGTTGGGTAAATCAATACCAACAGTACGCAAAATGGTAGCCTGTGGCACGTTAAAATTAAATAAGTGTGGGATGATACCAATTCATCAAATAGACCTTGCTATAGCCGCCTAATCAAGCATGGATGATATGTCTTTTGCTTTAGGGTTGAAATACGTGAGGGCTTGTGAGGTATTAGACCAGCCAAATATTTTGCATAAAGTAAGTACATCAACCTTTTTAGCCATCCATGTGGCTGCGGTATGCCTAGCATCGTGAAAGGTAAAACCGCTTAACCCTGCGTTATCGCGTGCGCGTCTAAAAAATACGTCTCTTGTTTGCGATTTAACCGCAAAGACTGAAACACTATCATAGCCGCGCATTTTGTTAATTAGCTTAACGGCTTTTTTAGATAACGGCACATGGCGCGGTACTGTTTTAGTTTTAGGTAACACACAATAATTATCATGCACATTGGGCCATGTTAAATTAGATAACTCCCCTGCCCTCATGCCAGTACGCAACGCCACCAAAAAACAAACGGCTACCGATTGCGATTTAGTATCTATGCGTAATTGTGGGGAATAACCCAACGCTTTCAGCATAGCTTTTATCTGTGCGTTAGTGATGGTTATATCGCGATGGTCAGGCGTTTTCGGTTTACGCACATCACTCACTGGGTTGTCACTAATCCATTTCAATTCACGCTTTGCATATTCAAATACAGCCGATAATAAACCGAACTCACGAATGATTGAACCTGCGCCTATAGTTTGAATATCGCGCCATGCGCCTAGCCTTTCACTGGTGCAAGCTGGTAACGGTTTATCAATCGGCAAGGTAGAGCGTAAAAACTTATTAATACGTACCACCTCCCAATGCTCGCCGTCTTTTTTAGGGCTTATTTCATCTCGGTACTTTTCAAGCAATTCTCGTAGCGTGTGTTTGTCTTTTGGTAGTTTTTTAGAATTTGTGCGTAATTCCGTTTCACGCATTGAAGCCCAAGCGTTAGCCTCGCGTACTGTGCGGAATGTTGCGCTGTCACGCTCGCCGCCTACATAGACCTGCGCGCGATAACCTAATTTGTGTGGCTTAATTGAGGCCATATAATGCGTAATTTTGTGGGGAGTTACACTTTAATTTAGTTACATTTTAAATGCAATACAAAGAAAGTAAATTATTTAAACAGGGCTGTAACTGATTGATATTTAATAATATTTAACTTAAATTAAAAACTAAGAAAACTATTAAACAATTGAAAGTTGCCTCTTCCGTGCAACAAACACCTAGCATTCATGCGCCTTTTAAGCTACCTTGCGTAATTTATGGGGAAATTGAAAGTGCTTCTTGTTTCTTACTAAATTCAATCAACTCCACGCATTGTACTATTTCAGCGGACGCTTTCGGTAGATTTATTTGTACTTCTCTTGAAGGCTCGGCGGCAACAACTTGATTAGTTCTGTTGGTTTCTGAATTAACTGTGCTGGCACTTTCTCGCGTTTTGGGCATTCCATTACATGAGTTGTCGCGCACCCTGACAGTAGAATGCTTAATAGTAGGATTCTTAGCATAGTAGTCTTTAACCTCGTTTATTGAATTTGCATACGATGTAACAACATCACTGGTGATTTTTTCACGATTGCGCTGTTCTACCTCGTTTAATACCTGCCTTTTAGCTGATAATGTGGCGTATTCGCTTACAGTGAGCTTATGTCGGGCTTTCTCGTTAAACCAAAGCAAGGTTATTACCGAACAGTAAAAAACAAGCCCAATAAGCACGTAATAGATGTTAATTCGCCCTAACAATAGTTTTATGGCTGTCATTGATTAATTCGCCTTTGATATAACAATTTGTGATTTCAAGTTAATCCAATAATAAGTTATTAGCTACGCGGCGCACCCAGCCTTTGCCAAATGTTGGGAATGTGCCTATATCGCAGATGTATAACAATCTTTGTGCCGATAATCGTTTATCTAAACGTTCGTCACCGTAAAGGCTTAATAGTTTTTTAGTTTTAGGGCCGATAATGCCGTCAGGTACTGCGCCAATGGCTTTCTGCAATGTTTTAATCGTGGCTGTAACGCCGCTATTCACTGCCATATCAAACACATCAAAACGGATTGAGCTTGGCAATTCATCACAATGCGCTTTTAGCCAAAATTCCTCACGATAGATTTTCTTAGCGTTTTCTAGCGATAACATGCGAATGTCAATTTTTGGGTATGACATAGCACTAATGCCGTACTTAGTACCCTTAAGCATACCAACGCCAATTTTGCCGCTAGTCCAGTTGCCTCTATCTTTTAAATCGCAGTTAAATTCGCCCTCGTTGCCGATAAGGGCCGTAAATGCTCGGTCAAAGTCCATAAATGCCTTTTTTTAATAGTGTTCTTTAAGATACGAAAGCGGCACAGAACATTCATCAAACTCCCCGTCCTTGCAGCCATGTAGTAAATAAAGGCCGCGCCAATGAATATTGCCTTGAATGCCAAGGTAATCTTCTGAATGTTCGTAACATGACCCTATAATCAGTGAAGTCATGCCCTTGCCATCTGCGCGTTTACCAAAAGCAATTTGGCGGCCTTGTTGGTGGCCTGCGACACACGACATATGCTGTTTAGCTAATAAATTTTGTGCTGTGCTGATTGCCAAGCCTTTTATACCGCTTGTGAAATAATGACTAAACGCAATCCCTTCAATCACCACCACCTCTAAGAATGGGTAAACCTCCCAGTCTTGATACGGCAAGTCATCAGTTGATATAAGTCCGTCCAGCTTTTTATCGTTATTAATAGCGCGATTAATACGGTTTTCGTGATTACCTAGCGTTAAAACCATTCGCGGCTTGTAGGGCTTTTTCTTATTCTCTTTTAACCTAGCGTTATATTCATATAACGGCGTTAAAAGTGCGTCCATAGCTTCACGCGCCGCCCAAATATCAGCCTTATAACGCTTGCCCTCCATGCTTTTAGTGCCAGAATGCTCATGAGAACTTAGGCTCGGCATATCCGCCATATCCCCCAGATTCACAATCACGTCTGGGCGCTTTGCAACGATGTAGTTACCGATTGAAGTTAAGAAAGAAAAGTCTGTGTCTGGTTTGGCCTGAATGTCTGGGATAACCAAGATTTTCATTTAGCGGCCTTTGCAACGGTTAATCGGGTTTGCAGTCTGTCACTGGCTATTAATAGTAAAGCCAAAATAACGGGCGCACTGATTAAC